GATACAGAAGCAAGGTGCTGACAATATTTGACCGGATACCCGGCTTACTTTCACAGCATGAAAAACGTGTTGTTTTTAATGATGTGGCGGCAGGAAGTCAGGCTGCCCGGTATGAGGAAACATTTTTCTGGCTTTCAGATTCAATGATTTCAAATGAATGTTTCTTGTGCAGTGATCCAAATATCGGACTTTCAATTAACGAAAGCAGAACGTATGTTAAATGCTATCTTGGTGATACAGGTCTTCTTGTCAGCCATGCCTTTGACGAAAATGAGCTTCTTGAAGATGAGGTTTACAAGCAGATTTTTGGTGACAAGCTGAATATGAATGAGGGTATGCTTTACGAAAATGCAATTGCACAGATGCTGACCGCTAATGGTCACAAGTTGTATTTCTATACCCACTATAATAACGAAAAGCACAGAAATGATATTGAAATAGATTTTCTGATATCCAATAACAGTAAACTTAAATACAAGATATACCCGATAGAAGTCAAGTCAGGAAAGAAGTATTCAATTGAATCGCTGAAACGCTTCAAGGAAAAGTACAGCAATCGTATCGGCGAATGCTATGTGATTCATCCGAGAAATCTCAGCTTTAAAGAGGATATTGTCTGTATCCCGCCCTATATGACGATTTGTCTCTAACAAAAATTGCTCTAATTAAATTATGGCGGTGCGAGAGGCGGCTGCTCAATTAATGGGCAGCCGCCTACTTAATTTCCGGAAACATATCAATTTATACCGCATATTGTACAAATTAAAGTACCCGCCAAATAACCCACCACCCTATTCAAAGAAGTCCAAATAGACTAAAATAGAAATAACTAATGAAGTCTAAATGGAGGACGTTGTAATGAATGAAATAGTGAAAGTGAAGAAGGAAGTAAAGCTGAAGCAATGAGCGGAGATGATCAGGCTCAGAAATGAAAGCGGATTGACTGTAACTGACTGGTGCAAGCAGAATGGAGTAAATCTCAAAACGTATTACTACCGCCTGAAACGTGTTCGCCAGGCAGTATGCAGTGAATTGGAACAGCATGATATCGTACCAATAACAGCAGTTGAGGAATCAGAAACGACAAAAGAGAAGATAGAGCTTTCAGTAAGAAATATAAAAATATCTCTGCCCGATAATTTCAGTGAGAGCACCCTCAAACGTCTGCTTGGAGTCCTGAGATGATCGGAGATGTCAGCCGTGCAGAACATAACTACATCGTCTGTGGATATACAGATATGAGAAAAGCAATAGACGGACTAGCAGCAATTGTACAGCAGAATTTCAAGCTTGATGTATTTTCCGGCAGTCTGTTCTTGTTCTGCGGTAAGCGCTGTGACCGTATCAAGGCGCTGCTGTGGGAAGAGGACGGATTTGTGCTGCTGTATAAAAGGCTTGAAAATGGAAAATACAAATGACCGCATAATTCTGATGAAGCAAGACTTGTTTCACAGCGGGAATTCCGATGGCTGATGGAGGGACTGTCAATAGAACAGAAAACAGCGATAAGACCTGCAAAAACAGGTTCTGTGTGCTGAGATTTCCACAGTGAAAATATACGCAAATGTTGACAATATTTCTACCCCCGAAAAGTGCGGTATCACTGGACTTTTCGGGCGTTTTGTGCTAAAATATATACAGTGATTTTTGATTTCGGAGGTGAGTTCAGTGATTGAAAAAGGTAATATGCCTCACAAAGACCGCCTGACGGCTTTGTGCATAATCTGCCTTTATATCACATAAAAATTCATTGCCATACTCTCGAAGGAAATGCTATTGAGAATGTCGGTATTCCTTTTTATGCATTGCAAAAAACACTGTGCAGATTATGTACGAGCTTTGCGAAGCATTGCCTATACTATAATTTATTATATGAGTAATTTGTCATTCGGATTACTATAAGCCGTGATTGTTTCAAAGAATTGATTGCAGCAATAAAAACAGAATTTATAAGCTGAAAGCATAACAAAAAAGGACTGATTCAAAAAATCAGTCCTTGCTATATACAGGGGTATATCAGAAGTTGTCCGCTATTTGTCCGCTAAAGCTGCGAAAACTTATATAAAATCAGAGAAATTGTATTTTCTCAGCTTTGCGTAAAATGGCGTAATTGCGTTGGTTTCTGCACTTTTTGTAAAAGTGGAAAATGCCTGCCGAGATTTTCAATTCCCGTACGGGTCACCAACTATGTAACTCGCAAATGGTGTAATAAAGCCGTTTGCGAGGTTTTTCTTTTTATGAAAATTAATCTTGCCACTTATTTTGAAAATATGCCACTTACACTGCCACTTGCATATCAGCTTGTGGCTCTTTTTTGTTTCCGAAGGAAAGCGCGTTGGTGATAGCGTCGCAATTTCTCGCTTTCGCTTCTTGGAACATATGACAGTAGATGTTACTTGTTGTACCTACGCAGGAATGTCACATATCACTTGAAACAGAAACCATATCGACGCCTGCATTGATAAGCAGACTTGCGTGTAAATGCCCCAATGCAATGAAAACATCTTTAAGAAATAACCTCGCACTTATCCACTAGAACCTCAAGCAAATGCCCTCGGTTGTAGCGGTGAATGTGGTAACTCATCCTGAATCCGAACGGTACACAGGTAAGGTAAAAATCCGTCACGCCCTCCTTATGTACAATAATTTTCTTCAAAATCTCACCATATATTTTCATGCTGTCGGTATCAATTTCAGCGGTTCGGTTCACTTGAGCAATATAATTCCTTATCGATTCAAGCTGCTTCCGATGAGTCTCGCTGACATTCTGACTTGCGGAAATCTGTTCCGTGAGCCGTGCAATTTCGCCGTCATAATATTCGGTTTGCTTTTTCAAATCTTCTTTTGAAATCAGTTCGTCAAGCATAAGGTCAATCGCCTTTCGCTTTTTTCTTGTCAGATTTTCAATTTCGTCTTCAAGAAGTTGAGTGTTTACAGCAGACTCACTCTGCTGCATAATTGCAATGTTGCTCATCAATCGTTCCGTGATTGATGTCCGTGTAAGCTGAATATGCTCCAGAATGTATTTCATACAAAAAGCCAGCACCGCTTCATTTATCACCTTGCTGTCACAACCAACCTCTGCGCCGTTTGCGTCAACCCTCGGAACTGCTCCGTACTTTGCTCGGTTCACACATCATAGTAAACCTCGATAAGCTTCCAGCCAATGTGTTCGCTTGTGTATTTGGTAAAATATTTAATTTATGCAGACAGCGAATGAAGCTGGTCTTCCATATCGGTACTGACACGACAATATGCCGCAACCTTAATTTTATTATTCATAGTCCTCCTTCCTCCATAATATGGAGATAAAATCTCTCTACATTTAAATTTTAACACTTTAGTAGCCGAAAGTCAAGCTGTAAATATTACTTTTTCAAAATGCAGGGAGCAATAATTTATGCAGCCTTTTCCGACTTCATCTGCATAAGAATTTCAAGCTGCTGATTTGTAATTAAACCCTGTTTGTAAAAATCCTTGTAATATCCGATTTCGATAGCATTGATAAAATCATCTATACACTCATCGGGAATTTCAATAGCAGTTTGTGTTTTTGTTTCAGCAGCATTTTCGTTCATCGTTTCTACGGCGGTATTAGTATGCAATACATTTCTTCTCAATTTACCCTCCCTGCATTAAGCACTAAACTTCTCCGAACTGTAGTAACCACTCGGTTCGGCTTTTTCTTTCTCATCTTCTGTACCAACATCATTCATCGAAGTGCGTTTCTCCTTTTCGGCATTAACAAGTTCCTGCACGCCGTTCATCTTGAACAGCACATCAAGAATTTCCTTAAACTGTTCACCCGTAAGGCTTTCGCCGAAATACTTGTAAACCAGTCCGCCGACCTCGCAAAGATTGTGAGTGCGGATTTTTCTTTCTTCGTTGGCAATCTTGGCGGCAAGCTCCTTTCGGGAATTCTCCTTTGTTGTGCGTGAGGGGCTAACGCCCCCTCAACCCCTATGCAGATTTGCACAGCAAAGCTCTGTTCCGCCCCCTGAGGTGCGGTTTTTGCGGTATAACTACCGTGAACGACGCTTCTTCACAGGCTTGTCCTTATTCTGTTCAGGCGGCGAAGCTGTCGGATTATTTCTTTTCTCAACAACATCCCAAGCCTCAACGGCTTTGTCATAATCTGCTTTCGGAAAGAAAATTGCTCCTGTTCCGTCAGACATACCGAAAATATGACATTGCACTTTTCTTTTTTGCAGTTCAACCTCAAAATCCTTTAAGTGTTGAATATCGCTTTCCAGCTTCTGCATTTCGGAATATTGACAGCCCACAATAGTTTCAAGATAATCCGTGCGAAGCTGTATTCTTTAAGAGCGAATATCATTTAACTCATACTTTTGCTTCTCAATCTCTGTAAAATCGTTCTGCTCTTTGGAACACCGTGGAACTTGCGGAAACAGCTGCTTGACGGTGGAGTCGTTCAGGCGGGAGCCTTCCTGCATTTCTGCTGCGATAAGCAGACGCTTGCCCTTGACCTCGGCCATTTCCGGTTTGATGTTTCTGCGGCAACCGACCGTCAGCATATCCGCAGAGAAGTTGCCGCTGTAAAGGCCCAGCACACGGGAGACTGCATTCCAGAAGGTGGACTTACCGTTACGGCCATCGCCATAGGCAATAATCAGCGCTTCCACATAAACCTTGCCGATTGCCGCCAGACCGCAAATCATCTGCACATAGTCAATCAGGGTCTGGTCACCTTGGAAAATCAGGTCAAGGCAATCCAGCCAAATCTGCTGACCTTTCTGGCTCGGAGACACAGATGTGATTTTGGTAATGAAGTCCTCCGGCGAATGCTCCCTTGCTACGGCCATGCCTTTACGCAGGTCGTAGGTCGCTTCGGGCGTACACAGTGCAAAAGGATCGGCGTCCAAATCTCTCGGCGAAATTTCCAAAATAGGATGGGACTCCCTCAGCGTGGAGGTGATATTCTTGGAATCACGGCGCTTGATGGCGAAGGCTTGATATGCCTTTGCAGCCAGAAAATCCTGATAGGCTTCCAGCTGCTGTTCGTTCATCAGCTGTTCGGCCTTGGACTTGGAGGTGCTATCAAGGATGGTCTGAGCGCCGCTGTTCTTCATTTTGATGAGTGCTTCCACAAGGTCATTTCCGGCTTCCTTCAGCTGGCGACGGGTCAGTTCATGGGCAACGGCCTGCGCTCCCGGCTCGAATTCCTGCCAGTAGTGGTCGGAGTAGCGGATAAAATGTGTGGCGGGAGAATAGCGCAGTTCGCTGGAGAAGTATTTTCCCAGCACCTCGGCCTGTCCCACATCGGAGTAATCCTCTGGCTTATAACAGGAAGGGTCGTTATATGCTTCCAGTGCCACATATCCATCCTGCTGGGAGAGCTTGGTGTAAAAACGCTGGGCCGAATGCCAGATAGTGGACAGCTCTGTATTATCCAAAGGCGGCACACATTTTGCAGCTTCCTCCAAGAAGGTCTGGTAGGCCTTTTCGGTATCGCCATATTTCTTGATGACACGACCGGCAAAGCGGCTCATGGTCGCATTGCGGCTTCCTTCCGGGATAACGGAGTGGTCAAAGTCGCCCTGTGGCAGGTATTCGTCGAACAGGTCCTCATTGAGAAACTCCGTCAGATTCATGCGTCCGGGATAGAGCGCTACCTCGGCAGTAGCAGTGCCAAAGAAGAAACGTGCCGCATCCAGTGCCTGCGTATCAAAGTACGGGAAGATGGAATTGACCAGCTTCTTCATATCGCTATAGAGCGCAGCGTCGGTGCAGTGTTCAATCGGAAACAGGACGTGGAACTTAGGTCTTGCAGCCTTACCGTTTTTCTCACGGTTATGGAAGCGGCTGAAATGGATGGCAAAGGTAACGCCCGGAAAGGCCTGCATCACATCATCCGGTGTCATCCAGTCAGCAGGATTTTCAGAATGGTCGTTATCGCAGTCCACCGGCAGACAGTCGCTGCCGATGAAGTTTTCGCCGTTACGATAACTGTTGCGATATTCAGCGCAGACATAGTCATGGCTGATTGCAGATTTCAGACTGGCCTCATCCAAAATCACATGTTTGTGGGGATAGGAGCAGTTGCCGGGATTGCCGGTAACATCAGCAGAGTAGATAGTAAACATCAGTCATACACCTCCTTAGATTCCTTCTCCAGCACCTTGGTGATAAACTTCAGCGCCCGGATAGTGGTTTCCAGCTCACAGTCGCCGCCGAGGAAAACTTCAAAGCCGTAGCAGCCGTGCTTATCCACAAATGTGCGGATTTCCATATCAGTGCTGGCGCTGTCCTGAATACGGAAATAGGTGCGACCGCCGTGACCGCTGTCGCTGCCCATATAGCCGGTAGTGCCAGCTTCCACTTCGAGGATGTTGGCGCTGATTACTTCACGGGTATAGGTAGAGATTTCAGTGCCGTCAGGTAGCATTTTTCTTTTTTCGATTACTTCATACATAGGGTTAAGCCTCCTTCAAATTTTCGGTGAAATAGCGTAAGCGATAGTTCTTCCACTTGGCTCTTTCGATTTCTGCTTCCATGCCCGCTGAGATGCGACTGCCGAATACCCAGACCTCGGAGCATTTGCTCATCAGGGCATTTCCGAAGAACAGACCGAGCTGGCGCTCCTTCGGGTCCGCATCATTCAGGAATTGCGGAAATAGCAAGTGAGGTGCGATGGGAATGTATCCCTGTTCTACGGCAAAGCGGCTGTAGCGTCTGGCAGCATCCACATTCGCATCAATGTCTCCGGCATAAGGAGAACAGATATAGACGATGGGTCTAAAAGCACGAAGGGAGCGTTCCTCACGTTCAATGACGGAGAGTGCGCCGTAGGCCGTTGGGTCAAAATATCCCTCGCTGTTGAATTTGCTGATACTCAAAACACGAATCCTCCTTTCCGGTGGGCATAGAAAAAGAGCGTCCACCTCTAATACCCTTTGGAGATGAACGCTCCGTTTTGACGAAGACTTTTTAATCTTTTTTATAAAAATCTGTGGCGTAGCCATCGGCACGAAGGAGGAGTCCTTTGGCCCAAGGAGGAGTGCGGCCCATCTGTTCACAGACCGCTTCCAAAGACATGCGTGGATCAGCCTCAATTACAACTTCATCATGCACATGCATAACGATGGAGCAATGGCGCAGCGTCTGCATGGCGTAGCAGAGGATATCTCTGGCTGTGGCCTGCACGATGTTTTCCACAAACTTCGGACCATAAGAATCGAGGCGTTCCCACTTTTTTGTGGCACCGACGCCTTCGTAGGTGATACATTCGCCGCCAAATTTGTTTATACCGACCTTCGGTTTCACATAGGCCAGCTTTCTGCCGGAAGGGAGCGTGATAAACAGCATGCCGCTTCTGCAAGAGAAGGTCAGCCCATAAAGACTGGTCGTGTGCTTATATTTCACGGCCTCCATAACAGCACGGTCCACGGCCCACCAAAATTCGACAATTTTCGGATTGGCCTGTCGCCACGCATCTACCAGCGAAGGAAGCTCATCTTCGGTTAGACCCATTTCGATAGCACCCATTGCCTTAAGTGCGCCGACGCTGCCGCCGTAGCCGAGGGCCAATTCCGCAATCTTGCCTTTTTGACGTAGGTGGCCGTTGATGCCGTGTTTCTCGACAGGGACCTTAAACATCTGACTGGCAGAAGCGCAGTAAATGTCGCCACCTTGTTCAAAGACTTTCTGTCGCCAGCTTTCATCTGCATACCAAGCGATAACACGGGCCTCGATTGCAGAAAAGTCAGCAACATAAAATTGTGCGCCATCTCCGGGAATGAAGGCTGTGCGGATTAGCTGGGAGAGCGTGTCCGGCACATCTTCATAAAGCAGCTCCACGGCAGCAAAGTCACCGCAGCGGACCAGCGCACGAGCTTCGGCCAGATCCGGCAGGTGGTTTTGCGGGAGATTCTGCAATTGAATATTGCGACCGGAGAAGCGACCGGTACGGTTGGCCCCATAGAACTGGAACATGCCTCTGGCACGACCGTCAGCGCAAACGGTGTTTTCCATTGCCTGATATTTTTTGTCGGAGGACTTGGCCAGCTGCTGACGCAATACCAATACATCGGCAAGTTCCGGTGGAGCTTTTTTCAGAAGCTCGTTCACAGCCTTTTTATCAAGACTGTCGGTCTCCATCCCATTATCAGCAAGCCACTGTTTCATCTGCTGGACGCTGTTGGGATTTTCCAAAGCGGTCATGTGCTTCATGGAGGCAGTCAACTTCTGACGGGACAGCGTATCCATTTCAATGGCCTGCGCTACCAGTTCCATATCCAGACGCACACCAGTGTCGTTGATTTCCTCGCTCTGGTGGTATTCCTCCCAGACCGCAGGCGATACCGGGAACTTTGCCAAGCGCTGCTGGATGGCCATTTCCGTTTCCACATCTCGAAGGTTATATTTCTTGAAGGCGTCCCACTTATCCGGCGCATGGAACGGTCTGTTTCTGGTACGCTGGCCATTGGATTTGGTAGGAGCGCAAGGCTGGCAGAAATATTTGATGAGGTCTTTGCCTTCAGTGAGTTTCTGCTTTTCAAGGCCCAAAACGGCACCGACACCTTCCAGCGACAAGGGCAGTCCCATCGTAGCGGCCCAGATCATAGAACAGCGCCAGCTTTCGGGATTTAAGTAATCGCCGGTAGGATAGCCCAAGTAGCGAGACAGGCAGTTGCGTTCAAAGGTGGCGTTGAAGGCCCATTTGATGACTTCTTCATCCTCCAGTGCCTGCAGGATTTCCTTTGGGATATGTTCTCCGTAGGCAAGGTCGACCACCTGCACCGGACCGGAGTCCACGCTATAACCAAAGAGTAGAATTTCAAAATCCTCCGCCTCTACATAACGGTACACACCGGACTTCTGAAGTGGAGCGCTGCTATAGGTTTCTATATCAATACTCCGTGTTTTCATGAATTGTCACATCCTTTCCAAGCCCAAACAGGGCGACAGATTGCTCCGCCGCCCTGTTGGGAAATCAGGTCATTAGTCGAGGAAATCCTCATCTTCATCCGTATTGAAATCGGACTCAGCGCTGGCCTTGCCGCCGAGAGGCTCACCGTCACGAATCTTCTGGAGATTGTTGAGGCCGCAGGCAATGCCCTTGTTACCGGAGCTATTGAAAGCATAGAAGGTAATGCTGGCACGACCGTAGACACCGGAGTAAACCTCGGAACGGCTGATGATAGGATTGCGGTCAGCGTCCACGATGCCGGGAGCTGTGGTAGCGTTGGCGTTGATGAAGTACGCATTGGCGTAGGCTGCATCGTCAGGTCTCTCAAGGTCGCCATCACGAAGAGGAGTCTTCAAAATGGAAAGCGCAGGTACGGTCTTGCCGTTACCCTTGAGCTTGGCTTCGCCTTCCTTATAGGCAGCTTCGATAGCAGCCTTAATCTTGGCAACAGTGCGAGTGTCGGACTTAGGGATGATAAGGCTGACGCTGTACTTAGGAGTGCCGCCGTTAATGGACTTAGGCTCCCAGACATTTGCGTAGCTCCAGCGGGTTTCAGGGCCAGTGATGACCTTCATGGGATTTACAGGTTTTACATTCTTACTCATAATCGTTTTCCTCCATAAAATCAGTTTTTGCATTATTCATGACCGGGCGTTTGTCGCTTTCCGGTACAAGTGCGGGTTTGCCCTGCGGCTTTTCGATATAGGCCGACAGGAGTTCGTCAAAGCGGCTCTTTCCGAGCAGCTTCTGCATGGCAGTGATACCGAGGAGCCTGCGCTCATACGGGTCAAGGCCTGCGTCGGTTACGGTCTGGGTTACAGCGACCTCATCGGTGTAGCGTCGATTGCTGCGGCCTTTGACCAATTTGAAGCCGGTCCATTCCTTACCGGAGATGGCCTGCTGGAGTGCGTACTCCTTGATGTCGTTGACCCAAGAGACCAGCTGGTCTGCACGGGAGAGAATGACCTCGATTTCCGTATCCTCCAACAGCGGAGGCAGTTTGAAATCGTACTGCGCCAGCATCAGGTTTTCGGCTCTGGCCCTGCACTCATGTTTGGCTTTACAGAAGCCACACCACTCGCCGCAGAGAAAGTTTCCGTCACCGGCAAAGGCAAGCTCTGCAGTCGGCTTCAGGACTTCATCGGCCCAGCGGTAAAGGTCATCCTTGGACATCTCGAAGGTGGATACATTCTGGCGTCTTGGCTGATACACGGTCATTGCCACGGTGTCGATGTCGTAAAGAGCATCGAACAGCTCCAAGGCACCGAGGGCGTAGCACATCATCTGCGGATTGTTGTCTGCCTCCACCAGAACACCGAGACCATGTTTGTAATCCACCACATGGAGTGTTCCGTCAGAAATGAGAATGGCATCTGAGGTGCCGAAGCCTTGTTCTACCCAGCGGGAGAAGTCCACTCGCTGTTCGATGAGGACCACAGGGTCAGCGCAGGTTTCCTTGGCGGCTTCCACCAACTCTAAAATGTAGGACGCATAGCCGTTGGCGCAGTCCAGCATTTCTTCGTTATACCAAGTCAGATGCTCGGTCGGGTCGGTTGCCTCCATACCAAGCGCCAAGCGGAGCTTGTACTCACAGAGGCTGTGGGCGTCGGTCCCCTTCGGCGGCATAATCGCTGCCTTTGTCTTCGTAGGTTTCACATAACCTTGCAGAAGGCGGGCAGTTCAGCCAGCGATGGGAAGATGACGCAGATAAAATGGCGTGTGCTTTAGGTGGCATTCCCGATCACCTCCGCATCACGAAGCAGCGCTTTATAATTGGACGGGTCCACCTGAGAGAGCTTGCTGGCACCATGATGAGTTGCTTGCCAAAAAGAAACAGGGAGTACATGTCAGGTTAATAATTTCCGAAGAAAGTAGCAACAGGCCATTCTATCAGCAACTTTCCGAGAACTTTGATTTAATACTTATTCCTCATCACGGGTGGGATGACTGGAATAGGATGCACGATAAATTCTGCATTATAGATTTTGAGTATGTTATGCACGGTTCCTACAATTGGACGAAGGCCGCAAATTATAATGACGAAACTTTAGCAACAGCACTTGATCGTGATTTTGTCAAAAAGTTCTCTGATGAATTTATTCGTCTATATGGAATGGGACGTCGAGTATGAATTTTTAGTTTCTAAATGGGGTGTCGATGTGAGACAGTACACATGGGATGAGTACTACGAAAAATTCTATGATTGGGCGACCAGTACACAAATTAAGCATCTTTCCGACCTCACATCGTATGGGGCTCCCGATGAAATAACCGAAGTGGCAATGGAGCTTTGTGACGAAAAGGCTGCAAGCCGACTGGTAAATAGAGCGTTGGATGCCGGTGTTCGTTTTGGCCCAGCGCATGTGGAAGACCTGAATATGAGTATCAACGAAGAAACCATCCGACGGGTTGTAGCCGGTATGGAAGGTGCCTTTACTGACGATCAGCTTCAGGACTTAGCTGGCTGTTTTGATGATGATGTCTTTTTGACCATGATAAAGAAAAGCGGCAGCAGCAAACATTCGACAGATGCCATCATGGAGATATTAGAAACCTCCAACGATGATTTTGTCCGTGAAATGGCACTGAAGGCAAATGATTGTTTTTCGGCGGAGCAGCTCGGTATTTTGCGAGATAGCTTTGACGAAGATACGATGGAAATCCTGATTGAACGTGCCTTGAGCAAAGGTGTGAAATTTCCACCAGAGGAAGTCATCGAATGGTGTTATACCGGCATAGCTGACCACCTAATTGAGAAGATGGCGCTCACTGTTGATGGCAAATTTGATGATAGCCAAGCTGAGGAATTGTACGATAGACTGCCCGAAGAAGAATACAGACGAATTGCCAAAAAGCATAAGCTGGATATGCACGAGGAGCCGGTATACGATGATTTCATCCAAGAAGCACCTCCTGCACCGAAGTTAGGTTTTTTCGGTACACTATTCGCTGTTATTGCCGGAGTTGGAGCAGCCTCAAATCATGGCAATCGACATAATGGTAGATGCAACGGCGACTGCGCAAACTGTCCACCACATTACGGATATCGCTATGGTCGTTGGTACTACGGCCACGATCATGTGCATGGATGCGAATTTGGCGGTAACCGTGGCAGCGGCAGTATGGATTAAGGAGGTGACCGATTATGATGATAAGTCCGGAAGGATACTACGAAGAATATCTCAAAGGGAAAAAAGCTGCACAGATAATGACAGCTATTCGTGGCCTGAAAAAAGAAATTGGTCATCTCAAAAATACGATGGAGCATCCCGATTATGGTGAACAGCCGATAGTACATCCGAGTGAATCTACTCGCTTGTGGTGTACCCGTTTATATCTTGAACGGGCAAAGGAAGCGCTCATAGAAGCTGGTGGTACATATACGCCTTCACAGGCGGAGTTGAAGGCTGCTGAATTTGATGATAATATTTCAGCAATTTGCAAGCTGGTATTTTCCATCGGCGGATATTTTGGAGGTTATGAAACTCGAACTTACACTCTTGACGCAGAACACCTTCATTTGGATGTAGAACATTCGCATATTCTGAAACCGACAAATTTTGACATTGAGCCAGATTATCCATACAGCAAAGAAGAGTTCATCGACGGTCTGCGTGAGTTGCATCTTGGAGAATGGCGCAGTAAGTATGACTTGCGCAGATTTGGCTGCATGGTGTTGGATGGGACGCAGTGGGGAGCTGGAGATTTATTTTTCCAACGGCCACAAGCCAGTGAAGATATATGGCGATAATGCTTATCCATACAATTTTGACCGTTTTCAAGAACTGCTCGGAATATAGCTGGATTATGAGGAGGAAGAAGATGATATACTAATTGTAAAGATACTCTTACCTTAATATACAATGTCTACTCAAAACTAAATGATTATAAAGTGCAAAAATATGAAAGCGTGTTTAAAATTGTTGAGGGCGATTTACGTAAGAGGTATATCAAAACTGTTGCTGGTAGTTCAACAGCTATTGATAGTAAAGTAAAAATCCATTGGGACCTTTATAATATTCACCCCGACAATATGATTTTGCTATCAGTTGCAATAACATTTGCAGCTATTTCTTTGAATATCAGTAATGTAGAGGATATGAACAGAAAAAACATTAACGATGTTAGTAAATTTTTGGAGACGAATTTTACAAATCTTTTAAAGGTAATGGGAATACGTACACTTCCCAAGATAAAAAAAGAAGTTCAAACTGCCGTATCGTCTATTAGAAATAATGATTATTCAAGTTACTTGAATATGAACGACAATAAAAACGAGCAAATTATTGCAAATTATAAAACGCAAAAT